ATGGCGAACAAACGACTGCGGCCGTCAGGCACGTGGGAATACACAATCAAGCGAGCAAAGCTTTTACCAAAGCCACTTTCGCTAACGTTCCAAACCGAAGAAGAGGGCGATGCGTACGTCGCACGTCTTGAGCAACTGCTGGACGCCGGCATTGTGCCGCAGGATGTCGTAGAGCAGCGCGATGGGATCGCGACCACGTCGGACGCAATTCGCGCTTATTTGCGACGAGTGTCTGTGCCTGATTCCGATGTGCAAGTCCTAAACGCGTTGCTTGGCCGGTTAAAAGAGAAGGCACTCACGGCGATCGATTACGCATGGGCCGAGCGATGGGTAGCGGGTATGAAGCGCCAGGACCACCTATCGCCGTCGACGATTCGCCACTATGTCGGAGCGCTCGCGCGTTGCTTCGACTGGGTCGTCAGGTCGGGCACTCCGATGCTCGCTGTCAATCCGCTGCGGTTGTTGCCGAAGCGGTATGCAACCTACACGGGCGAGGATCGCATCGCGGTCGAGGCGCAAGACGTCGAGGCGCGAGAAGATGTCCACCGTGACCGGCGGCCGGATGTGGCCGAAGAGGCGGAGATCCGTCGCATTATGGCAGGAGGGAAGCCTACGGGACGTGAGCGAGCCTTCGAACTGCCGTACCGGCCGGCGCTGGTGTTTCTCTTTGAACTGGCGATAGAGTCCGCGATGCGGATGCGGGAAATGTACACCCTCGATGTCGACCAGTTCGACGTCGGTCGCCGGACGGCAGGGCTTGAGCGAACGAAGAACGGTAGCAAGCGCTCGGTGCCGTTGACGAGTGTGGCGGTCGCTGCGTATGAGCGTTATGTCGATGCCGTAACCGGTCTAGACCCGGAGATGCACGGGTTTTCGTTCGATTGTGGCCGGTTGTTCCCGTGGGTCGACGATATGGAAGCTTCGATGCGGGCCGAAAACATGCCACTTCTCAGGCAGAAGGTGCTTGCGCGCGTCACGTCGAGGTTGTCGGGGCAGTTCGGTCGGATATTCTCGGCAGCTGGCTGCTCAGATCTAGTATTTCATGATCTGCGGCATGAAGCGACATCACGCTTCTTCGAGCGGACCACGTTGAGCGATATCCAGATCGCGAAGATCACGGGCCACACTGACCCGAAAGTGCTGATGCGCTACGCGAATCTTCGTGGAAGCGATTTGGCCGCAAGGCTTTGGTAGGCCCGCCCGTCAGTGGGCGGGCAGAGATGTCACGCGGCCTGCGCGGCCGGTGTGTTGGCGGGAAGGTCTGGCAGGCGGGGTAGTGCGCGGGCGGTACGGCCGGGCTTGCGCGTCGTAGCCGGCTGGAGTTGGCGCTGAATCGCGGCATGAGTGCGGCGGTCCGTTTCCTCGTGGTCGGGGTTCGTGCGTCCCTCAAGGCGCTCAAGTGTCTGTTTCTGCGCCTGCTCACGCAGGAAGGCGACGACGTCATCCTCGAGGAACACCCAGGCGCGGCCAATGCGTGCGCCGACAATATCCCCCTGCTGCGCCAGCTTCATCGCTGTCGTCCGATCCACCTTCAGGAAGTCTGCGCACTCTTGTAAGTCGAACGTTCTCATGGTCATTCTTGATCCGGGTCTTCGTAATCAGGACAGCCTGCGGCGACGTACCAGGACGCCTTCTCGATCTTTTTGCGTGCCTCGCGGATGATGCGTTGGTTGATGTTCCACGCACCTTGGTCGATCACAGCTTCGATGTGGGTCGAGACCAATTCGTCGAGATACTGAGGCGGGAGTGCGTCCAACTCCCAGCTTGACTCTCCGAATTCGCGCAAATATGCGCTGAAGCGGGAGTCGGTGGACTTTGCCGGGTTCTCGGGCGGCTTCAGCTCCTCGACCTGCTGAATATTCAGCGCGATCCGCTTCAGGTCGAACGTATGGCCCCCGAACATCCTCAATCGCTCGACCAGGTCGCGAGTCATATCGATGCCGCTCGGGTCGTGATCGCCCAAATGCAGGACTAGACCGCTTTGCCCCTCGCGCATTGCTGGCAGAACGTCGTCGATCGCGAACTCGCGCAGAACCGTCGACGAGGGATAGCCGCGCGCGGCGAGGAGCGGCGTGTCGTATCGATGACATACACGCTCCAGCACGCCGACCAACGCTTCCTTCTCGACGATCACGAATACGCGGCGCGATTGTCCAATCCACATGTCTTGGTGGTATTGCTCGGCACACGCATCGATGATCGACGTCGGCGATGTCCAGCGACTGCGCCGGATGAAAGAGCGTGTGCGATCTTCAAGCATGTCCCAGTCGACCAGTCCTGCAAGCTTGGCGTCGTTGATAATCGCGGCTGCTCGCTTGTACTCCTGTAGGTTGTTCGGGATGATGTCGCGCGCGACGAGCTGGTAGTACAGCTGGCGTGTGGTCAGCACGTATCCCTGCGTCTCGTATTCGTCGACGATCTCATTGATCGTTTCGATGAGTGCAAGCGTGTCGGCGCGAAAACGCTTCTCTTGATAGCACTGCTTGGTCATGACTGTTCCCCGGTGATGTTTGCGCATAGCGCACGGCCGAGTTGCATCAGGCCTGTCTCTAGCGTGATGCCGGCGGTTGCAGCCCAAGTGCGTGCATCCTGCGCGGCTTTGTGGCGAGCGAATGAGCCGATCTCGTCGGCCATCAGGTCAAGCAGTTCGATGTCGGCCGCGTGCGAAACGTCTGCGATCAGTGCGCTGATCTCGATGCGAAGGGCATCAAGTCGCGCGAGCTTGCCTCGGCGGGCATCCGCCGAGGCTTCGTTCTTGCGCCGCGTGAGCGGCGCTTCGTCTCTCTGGACCGTTTTTGCAGGCGTTAGCCCGCCATAGTCCGACTGCATCGAAGTACCGTTGATGCTTGCCAGTGCGGTAGCCGCGCGCTTCTTCGCGTGTTCCCGCTTTCGCGGCAGCGGACGTGGGGTAGAAGAGGCCGGGCGCGAGGTCAATTTGCGGCTCCTTTCGGGAACGGCCATGCGGGGGCTAGGTGCAGGCCGGGCTTTGCTGATGGCGTCGGAAATGCGGAATCCAGCAAAGCGCGGCTCGACGCGATTCGACGCTTGTCCTCGATGGACGCCAACACGCCGGTCAGGTCGGGGCGCTGCCCTTGGGTCGTGGCTGTTGCAAATTCGGGTGTCCAGTCCGGGTCGGGCATGTCGCAGATCTCATTCGCCCAAGCGAGAATCCGCTGGAAGGAGGCCTGTTCCGATTTCGTCCTGCCGAGGCCGGGGCGTTCGATCGTTTTGATGAGTCGCGCGGCGCCCGAGCGAATGGCTTGAACGCGCGTCCATACTGCAAGCGTTTGCGGTGATACTTTCAGAGCGTCGCTCGCAAAGCTGGTGCCGGTGTTGTACTCGATTGAATAAATCCACGCGCCGGGAGCAGGTTGTGCGATGCGAATGTATGCCAGCGGTCCCTTGATCTTGCCAGCCCGCGCAGGGCCGTGCAGGATCTCGACCGGCTCGCACACACCGTTTTCGTTCGGCTCCGTGATGGACCAGACCTTTCCGGCGGGCGTGCCGTCAAGCAGATCGGTAAGGGGCATTAGCGCACTGTGAACCGCCTCGATGGTGGGTCGAGACAGATACCCGAAACCGCCGTCGTGCAGAACGGCCTGCAGCGCCTGCAAAAGTTGCTTTGCCTGCTTCTCGCTGATCTTGGCGGGCGAGGGTGCAATTGTGCGCGTAGGCGCTTGCGCTGGTGCCAGTGCCTCCACAGCAGCGTCCGCGGCCGTCGATGGTGCGGGTGCTGCATCGAGGTGCTTCTTCGTCACGCGGGCTTTGCCGGCCGCTGCGGCCTTTGCGGCGCCTTTCTGCAATCGATCGAGTGCCTTATCTGACCCGTGCTCGCGGATCTGTTCGATTGCGAGCGTGCCGGCGACCGCGCCGTCGCGAACCATCTGATGCAGTTCCGCCGGTGCGCGTTCAAGCAGACCGACGTCGCGAACGGTTTGGTCCGTGACGTTCAGGCGCTTGCAGATCGCCGCGATTGTCATGCCGTGAATGTCCCGCAGTTCGGCAATGACGGCGGCCAGCTCAAGCGGTGACGACCGTTTGCTTTCGTTGCTGAGGTAGCCGTCGATCACCATATCGGCACGGTTGACCTTCTTGGCGTCGAGTACGACGCACGGGATCTTGCCGAGATTCTTTTCCGCCTCGATCGCGTTACCGGCAGCGAGGTAGCGGTGCTGACCCTTGTAGACGTAGATGAGATCTTTCCCGCCGACCTTGCGGATATAGCAGTGCAGCGGCTGGCTTTTGTCGTAGCCGTTCGCGAGCATCAGGCCGGTGAGGTGTGTCACCCATTCGGGATCGACCGGCCGGATGTTGTCTCGCGGGTCATAGTGGAGCTGGTCATACGGCACCATCCACAAGTCAGCGGATGTTGCGCCCGCTGCGGCTGCGGCTGCCTTCGTATTCCCTGTCGGGATCGGTGCGGTCAGGTCGAGCGGTTGCGTGAAGTCGTCCATTACGCGGCCTCCTGCGGTTGCAAACCTCGGGCGAGTTCAGTCGAGCAGTCGAGCAGCAAACGAGACTGCGTTTTCGGACGGCGCAGCAGGAGGTTCGCGTGCCGTTGTGCAGGATCGATGCGCTCAGCGATCCAGCCGAGGGCCAGAAGCACGCGAACGGCGCGATCGGACGTTTCGCTGAAAATCCCGGTGTCAAGGCGAAGAGCCCATTTCGCCCGGCCGTACGGCCCATATTGGTCGGGGGCGCGGCAATCTTGGAGCCGCATCGAGAATTCTCCGACTGCGACGAACAAACCTTTCTCTGCGAGCAGCGCAAGGTCGCGCTCGATTGCGCGAATATGCTTTTCGGCGCGTTTCAGTTCGGCGAGACGGCGGGCGTGGGCTTCGTTCGCGTATGTGACGATCTCGTTGTAGGACGTCGGGTGCTTGTATGGCCTCAGGCGCTTCATACGGTCCTCCTGCGCTGGGTCAGTTGTTCTAGGCGAGCGACTTCGAGGTCGATGCTCTGCCGGTACAGGCGCAGGAATCGCAGCGTGCGAACGGCGGATTCCTGCAGGCAATCGGGCGTTATCTCCAGCGGATAAAGGTGCGGGAACGAGACGGCGACGTGACTGGCTCCGGATTGGGTCACAAGCGGATGGAACTCAGGACGCGTTTGCATTGAACCGGCTGCGGCCACTGTGCGTGACGATCGGCGTGGCAAGAACACGTTTTCGGTTGCGCTGGTGTACGAGCCATCCGCTTGCTTGCACGGAATCGGCAGTGGCGGAGCCGAGTCCGATCCTGGCAACCAGTACACGAAGCGGAGGTCGTGCGGGCGGGGCTGTCGGCGGAGCAATCCTCCACGGGCGAGCTTATCGATGTGCTGCGCCGCCGAGTCCGGCATGTCAGGAAAGTGCGCTTTGCATATCTCGTCGGAAGTCATCGCGTGCGTGGCGCAGCGGAACACGTCAAGGATGCGCATCGCTAGGTCTGCGCGCTGGCTGGCGGTCAGATCGACGAACGGATTGAACGGCCGCTGTGCGTTGGAACTGGTCGGCGTCATGCAGCCTCCCGAATGGTCAGTGCGCGGCGCTGGCGCGGTTTCTTCGCATTGACGATTGCCTTGGTTGCGGCCGCTTCGGCCGCATTTTTGGCGTTGTGCAGGCGCTTGATCGCATCGGCACAGTCGGCTTCGCTCGGATACGAGATTTGAGCGCCGGCAATCTCGGCGCCGTCGAAGATCAGATAGAGCGTGTGAACGCTATTTGCGAGAGGTCGTCGCGCAACGGTGTGCTTGCCGACGATCACGGGAGTAATAGGACGTCTAGCATCCCGGTCGTATCGGATGATTGTCCGCAGGTGAAGGGTGTGGCGATGTTTCATTTCGGTATGCGAAATTTCGTAGATTTGGAGCATGTTGCTTACTCGGTATCCTTAGCCGCGAGATGGTCGCAGTCCGGGATGGGGGGCGGTAAGCGGGCAACGTTTCTTCCTGGTCTCCACTCGGTTGGTCACATAAACGCGAAGAGCGGGAAGAACTGCGACCGTACGCCCGCCGATCTTGCGCATGCGGCATTCTTGAGCAAGCTCGAACTCAGTAACTTGGATGCGTTTGGTCATTGGTTGCCCGGACGATTGATCGATCAGGCGGTGATGTGTCTCCGAGCTGGCTCGGGGAGCGGTCGCTCATCGAGGACGTTTGCCACGATGACGATCAAGGCTGCGGCGAGCACGCTCTTGAAGAGAAGGGAGCGCTCAAAGTTACTTTGATAGGGTTTGGGCACGCTCGATGGCCGTTGTTGTTCGCGAAGCCATTCGTGGCGTGCCTCCGCATTTGCGTCGATATTTCGCGCCGGAATCTTCGGCTGTGGCATGAAGTCGACGGTATCGCCGTTTGCCTTGGTCCGAGATGCCTCGACTGCGTCGGTGCGGGTTACATATTCGCGGCGCAAAGAGTTATCGACCGATTGCGCGGCATGCGAACGTAAAGCGAGATGCCTATCCATAGCTACTCCTGTCATGTCGCGGCCCCTTGGGCGGGCTTGCATCAGGAGTCGCGACAGACCGAATTTAGGCAATGCCTACGGTGTTGTCAAGGCATTGCCTAAAATTAAGTAGGCAACCTCTATGAAGTGCTTATCCCGGTAAGACGCGGGCACATAGTTCGGCGAGGGTGTGAGCAAGAGCCCGTAGGGCTCGATATGGGTAGATGGCGTAGAGTCCCGATATGTCGACGTGGTCGGTGCCATCGGCGCAAGAGCGGATCGAGATGTCACCTCGGGGCGCGCTTGCTAACAGCTGGGTTGTTCGTCGTCCACGCGTTGCGTTGGCGTTGAGCGATGTAGGCAACTTTCGGTACGAATCCAAGCAAACGACATTTACCGCGTGACCGGTCTCCGCGAGTTTGTCTGGGGCACCCGATGTTTGGCTTTCCGTGCCCGGCTGATCGGGGGCTTGTGCGTTATCAGCATTGCGCAAGTCAAGTTCCTTTCTCCTCAATGTATTTTCCTCCCTGCTACGTGGTGTGACGCGGTAGGCCGCGTTGCGGCCTTCCTCCGAAGACGGGAGCGCTTAGTGCACCGTCCGGTTTAATTTCTCAAAGATTTTTGGACCTGGGAATGCAGGAGTTGGCGGTCTAGTGCGTGTCAGTAGCCGACGTTTTTGAGATATTCGAACCGCATTAAGCAAGATAAGATTGTTCTTAATTTCATTCCAAATGGATGAAAAATTTAAGACTTTCGGGAATGCGCGTTCATGATTGGATCGGCAGGGCGGAAGAGGGTGGGGCAAAAGGTCGCGTCCCCAGACGAGTTAAATTGGGACCTGCTTAGACGGTATGGGCAGGTCACGAGGCATCGGAGCTATAGCGAAGCCGCACGAGCGATTGGTGTGCAGCGGTCGACGGTCGGGCAGTGGGTGTTGGAACTCGAAGCCGAGTTCGGATGTAAATTGATTCATCGACATCCAGGTGGCCCCGAATTCGCCCTTACCCCGGACGGCGCGGCGTTGCGCCGCTGGCTGGTCGTCGCAGAGGCGCACTTGTCAAGATTACTTGGGGGGCAATCCGAAAACGATATCAAGCAGGACGACTGGCGTTACGTCGAGGATGCGCTTGTCTTGTTGAGTCACGCAAATAGGCGACGTCAGCGATAGCTAATAGGACAGGCACCTCGCGGCATGTCAAGTTTTGCGCTTGACATCATGCGGCGACGGCGTACCTACCGTGAAACTAATTTTTGTCTGGGATGCGTGCTTGGGTTGAGTGCTACCGAGTAGCAGTTCAAGCGCTTGCGCAATCCGTTCGATCTCGTCGTCGCTGCGCCCCTCCAGAATGCTTGCGATGCGCACGAGATGCCGTGGCAAACCCGGCTGCTCGATTGAGGTATCAGGTTCTTCGCCTGTTAACCACCAATTGACTGAGTGTCCAAAAACTTCAACGAGTCGTGGCAGATGTTTCTTCGCGACTCGCCCGAAATTCATCCAGTCATAGACCGACGGTGCCTTTACACCGAACAGTGCCGCTACGTCGCCAGCGCTCATGTTGCGCGTCTCCATCTCCGCGCGGAGCCGGTCGCCGATATGTTGACTTATGTGGGGGGTGTGTTGCATCGGGGCATTAGGCAACGCCGAATAATTTTCGGCAATGCCTTTACAAATCCATAGGCTTTGCCTAATATTCGCCATATGGAACATTTCCCTCCGATCAAAAAAGCATGCGAGCTGGCGGGCGGTGTCACTCACTTCGCTAAGGCTATTGGTGTCAGGCCGTCAACAGCTCATGAGTGGCTGACTGGGCGACGGCCTGTTCCGACGCGGCGTTGCGTCCAGATCGAGGCCAAGTACTGCTCGCCCGAGGTTACGCGACGCACGCTTCGCCCGTCAGACTGGTTTGAGCACTGGCCCGAACTGATTTTCTCTTCAAGCTCGATTTGCCAATCCGATCTTGGATCTCAGCCTAAAAAGGGGGGCGCATGACAAGGTCTCAATCCCGGAATCGGCTACACATCGCGTCGTGCATCTCGCGAATCTCGTCCACCTGCACATCCGCACCGTCGGTCCCGTCCGCCGTAGCTCCAATGAGCGAGGCGCACTCCGTTCGGAAATATTGAAGCGCATCTTCCCGCGTGTCGGTAGGTAGCGCACGCAACAGTGCCGAACACAGACCGAAGAGGGTGTTGATCTGCGCTTCTTGCTGCGCGATTCGGTGTTCGAGTAGCACGATTTCATCCACGGATACGTCCTCACATGTACGGGTCACAAACGTTTTGTCGGAGTTTGCATTGTGTAAATAGATTAGTTCTACATCTCATTAACAGCATAACTATTGGGGAAATTCTAATCGCAAAAAGTGTTTCGCTACAGGATGAAAACTACCGCCACCCAAAAGCCCGATATGACCAGCGAAGACGCTAGGTCGTGAGGCGTTGCTGTGACTGTCGACTCTGGCGAGCACTGATTGAGTTCAAGTTACTTTGGGGAGACTTAATGACCTGCCGATATAACAGTACCGAATGGCTGGACGTGCTCTATACGTCCGTCCGCAACACGCCGGGCGGCGTTGCCGATGCAGCTAACTATCTGACGGTCCGGAGAGACAAGCAAATTACACCGGAGTCTCTGCGATTGCGGTTGCGCGGCGTGGGCGACAGCAGGTTATCGATGGAGATGTTCGAGCTGTTGATCGAATGGATGCAGGAAAAGATCGATAGCGAGAGCTACGCGCTTGACGCATTACACGCGTTGAACGCTCGGTTCGGGCTGGTGGCGGAGCTCATTGATGATCGCGCCGAGGATGAGTTGCACGAACCCGGGGCGATGAGGCTTATATCGACGACGCTCAAACTTCAGACGCACGTCGGCATCGTTGCTGATGACGTGACGCGCGCGTTGGATGATTCGCGAATCGATGACCAGGAGGCGGAGCGCATCATCGCGACCGGGCGCAAGGGGCAGCGGCTGTTCCAGCGCTTGATTCACGCGGCCCGGAATCTCGCAACGCGCCGGCGTCGCTGACATGCTGAGGTTCAAGACCGTCATGAGATGTTGCCGTACGGAGCGCGAAGCGGTTGGTCTTTGCTGTTCGTACGAGCAACGGCTCGCGTGCGCAACAACAGCACTTGCATACCGTCTTGAGCACGCACCTGGCGACGTTGGGCGCTTTCTGTCCGATCTCATTTCCGCTTTTCCTGATCGCCTTGCCTTGCTGCTCGCAGAAGCGATGCGAGCGGAGCGGACGCGTTTGTTTGTCGAGCGTGCTGCGCGGTTGTGTGCAGCGCTTTCGACGAAAGCGGAGCGACATGCATTTCGCGATCAATTTTCCGACCAACTTTGCGCGGACGATCTTGCCGCATTCGACGATCTCATGGCGTCCGAGTGGCGGCGTCTGCGTGGGAAATAACGGGAGACCAAAGTGACTTTAACGAGCGTAAGTACCGCGTTGAGACGCCGTCATTCGACGGTGCGTCGATTGACGGTTGGGCTCAATGTGTACGGAGCTGGCCGTGCTGCGTGGCGTTCGATCCTGCGCAAGCGTGACCTCGAAAGGAGAATGGCCGCATGTCAACGCTAGACCAGATTCGCGCGCAGCTCGTGGCAGCGGGGCATCCGGAGTTGCCCGCTGGACATCCTCGCCCGAATGGCAAGCATCACCGCTATGGGCCGCGCAAGAAATACTGGTATCAGCTGCGCGAGATTTTTAGCAAAGGCGTAGTCATCGGCTACACGGGCACGTATGGGCATTTCTCGGGGGATGACCCCGGCACTGAGCGGTTCCAGTGGAATGGTGAACGTCCAAGCGATGACGTGCTCGCCGAGACGCTACGTCGTCAGGAAGCGGCGGAGCGCGAGGAGGCAGAGCGGGCCGCACGTGCAGCTCGAATGGCGGCTAATCGTGCGCGGGGTCAATGGGGAAGCGCGAGCGAGCAGGGCACGTCGGAATACCTGGAGCGTAAGCAGATCACGCCGGAGGGTGTCCGGTTCGAGGCGGACGGAACGATGTTCGTTCCAATGTTCCAGTACTGCGATGGCGCTCGCCTCGTCGGCCTGCAGAAGATCACACCCGATGGCGCGAAGCGTTTCAACAAAGGCATGGAGAAGAAGGGCGCAGCGTATCTGCTCGGTGATGTCGGCTCAGATGACCAAGTCGTGCTTGTCGGTGAAGGCTACGCGACCGGACGATCGATCCGGATGGGTACGAGCGAAGCGTTTGCATTTGGCGTCTGTTTTGACGCCAGCGGTATCTTGCCGATGGTGCGCTATCTGCGCTCCGCATATCCCGATGTTCATGTGCTGATATGTGCCGACGATGACTGGAAGATTGAGCCGCGCATGCGCGACTGGCTCGCCGAGGAGTTCGCATTCAAGGGCGATCTGGTCTATGAAGCACCGCCCGTCCGGATCGAGGCGAAGAACACGTGGTACATGGTCGCAGCGCACAAGCGTATCGACGAGAACGGCGTCGTGTACGTCGAGGTGACGTACGGCAATGACGTGATGCCGCAGCGCCGGAAGCGATTCGAGAACACGGGGCTGAAACGGGCGCACGAAGCGGCAGCAGTCGTCGACGGAGTCAGCGTCGTGCATCCGATGTTCGCGAATCGCGGGGAGCGCAAGCTGACCGACTTCAACGACCTGCACGTCGAGGAGGGGATTGCAGCCGTCGAGCGACAGATCCAGTCGGCAATCTTGGCTGTCCTCGCGCCAGCGAGCGAGGAAATCCGGCCGGCTGCGATCGACGTTCCTGCCGAGCGGCCCGCGCCGGCCGCAACGTCCGCTGCCGCAGGAGATGATCCGTGGCACGGCCACGAAGCGGAGAACGGTGCGTACACGTGGGAGCGGGATCTCGCGCGGTCCGACAAGGGTACGCTGCTGCCGACGCTCGGCAACGTCCACCTGATCCTGTCGAATCACAAGGCTTGGCGGGGCATCATCGCGCAGGACGACTTCGCGGGGCGCGTCGTCAAGCGTAAGGCGCCGCCGTTCCCGCAGGGTGCCGCGGGCGAATGGACGGACATGGACGACTATCGCTGCACGCTCTGGTTATCGCAGAAGTATGCGGTCTCGGTGCGGCCGGACATTGTCATGAGCGCCGTGCTGCTTGTTGCCGACGCGACCCACTTTCACGACGTGCGGGAGTATCTGAACGGTCTCGAATGGGACGGCGTCGAGCGCGTACGGATGATGCCATGGACATACCTGCACGTCGACGACAGCGAGTATGTACAACTCGCCTTCATGAAGTGGATGATCGCGGCCGTCGCGCGCGTCGTCGAGCCGGGCTGCAAGGTCGACAACGTGCTGATCCTCGAAGGCCGGCAGGGCTGGCGGAAATCGACCGCGCTGAAGGTTCTCGCGGGCAAGCAATGGTTCACCGACACGCCGATCCAGATCGGCAACAAAGACACGTACGCGGTCATGGCCGGGAAGTGGATCATCGAGCTGGCCGAACTGGACTCGCTTAACAAGACCGACTCGTCTGCCGCGAAGAGCTTCTTCGCAACCGAGACGGATCGATTCCGAAACTTCTACGGCAAGCGTGCGACGGACGTCCATCGTCAATGCGTGTTCGCCGGCTCGGTCAACTTCGATGCTTACCTGAAAGACGAATCGGGCAACCGACGTTACTGGCCGTTGCGCTGCGGCGGGCTTGTTGACATTGACGGCATCGCGCGCGTGCGGGATCAGCTTTGGGCTGAGGCCGTGCACCTGTACCGCGAGGGTGTCGTATGGCACGTAACCGAGGCCGAGCGGCCGTTGTTTGAGGTTGAGCAGGCCGAGCGCTACGAAGGCGATGTGTACGAGGATGTGATCGGGAAGGCGCTCGACTACGCGCACCGGACGACGATGGAGGAGATCCTGCGCGATGTCCTGAAGCTCGATTCGTCGAAATGGACGCTGCCCGAGCAACGCCGCATCGGCAAGGCTTTGAAGTCCCTCGGTTGGGTGCGCAAGCGGGAGTCGACCGGTTCTCGCGGCTGGTACTACATGCGCGAGGAGCGGGAGCCGGAAGCTGAGCGCGTACTGGTTGCGGCGGGGGATGACGATAGTCCGCTGTGATGTATTGGCGCGCTGTGTCGGCATTTTCGGCGCGCTGCTGCGCCAGCCTTGGCGCGCTGCGGACGTCCCAATGTCCCAACGTCTCAAGGCGCCGCTTCGTGTGCGGGTGCGAGCGCGCGACATGCGCGACGTGAGCGGCGCATGTCGCAGGCGCGCGCGCCTGCAAGCCTTTTCCTTTGGGACATTGGGACATTAGGACGTTAAGGAGAGAGTCATGATCGATTTGATGGAGCGGGCAGGAGTTGCAATGAACGTTCGCGGTCAGTTCGCCGACCCGATTGCCGATCCGAAAGTTACTTTGGGCGCACTGGCCTTTGCAAACGATCTCGGTCGGTTGCTGGTCCGGATCAAGGCGGGGCAGGACGCCACGCGAGCGACGATTCACCGGGCTACGTTGCTGTTGGCGCAGATGATCCGGACGTCAGGCCGGTTCAAGCGTGGTCGATTCACGGGCTTGAAGCGCGACGAACGCCGAGATCAGCGCGCGGGATACGAAATCGAGCGCGCGAAGGTCGACATCGTCGAGCGCTTCGCGTTCGTCTTGCTGGACGAGTGGATCAACGATCAATGTGTGCGTTGCGAAGGGCGCGGTGTCGTGCGTCGGGATGGTCGATACATCTGCCCGGATTGCTCTGGCTCGGGTAAGCGTCCGATTGACGAAGCAGTACGTGCGCATGCGCTCGGCATTCCGCTCGTCGAATATCGACGGCACTGGGTGCGTCGTTACCACGATATGCACGCGCTGCTCGATCATGTGAATGGATCGGTGTCCGATACAATGCGCCGACAGTTAAGAGAATGAAATGACTTCCATTCCAATAGCGGATCGCTTAAACTGCTCACATCCTTTACCGTATCACTGGATATTCGCTGGCACCGCGCGTTAGTCGTGCAAACCTCTCGGGACATAAGAATACATAGTGGAGCCCGTTAGGTCGTGTGGGGGTGTTCGTCCCTACAAAATAAATTCGAAGCCCTGGGTGCGGAAGCTCTCAGGGCTTTTTGCATTGGGGTGATTTAAAAGGCAGAGGCTCTTGTCACGATCGGTTGCGATGTTGAGCCGAGCTACACGGTTTCATCTCCAATGCGCCTTTGTAACAAGTCGCCACTGAATAGGTCCGAGCCCTGGGTTGTGTGGATGATGACCCTGTGGAGGAAGTGGGTTGCCAAGGGTTGACACGACGCTACCGCCGCATACTTCGCACCGATATATCCCTGAGTGCGGGGTTTGGGCGCCTGGGTGATGAATTGTGTCGAATTCTTGACCTTGCTCCTGGGTCAGGAAATTCCCGTACTTGTAGTAGGCCATAGTGGTCTCCTTAACGACTTAATTCGTTCGATGCTCGTAACTGAGGAAACGACACGTCGTTTATGCAACGACAATACATCTTAGGAATACGTTGTCCTCGTTTCAATGTCATTTGCAGGAAGCACGCGCATTTCGGAAGCAAATCGCATTCGGCATGATTCGCATGCATCGGGCGTTGCCAATTCGATCGGCTGGGGACCCTACAGCCGGCCCGACGCGCGGGGGCTCGTACCCGCGTCTTTTCTCTACTGGCGAGCGACCATAGGGGGTCATATTCATGCCCACTCAACAACAGATCGCCGAGCATCTCGACCTTGACCAGTCCGCCGTTTCGCGGTTCGTAGACAAGGTTCGGCTCGACTACAAAGCGGTGTCGATGGACGAGGTGCGTATCGAGTACATCCGGCACTTGCGCGAGATCGCGGCGGGCCGCGCGAGCGAGACCGGCATCGATCTCGTTGCCGAGCGTGCGATGACCGAACGCGTCGATCGCGAAATCAAGCTGCTGACGTTGGCCGAGAGGAAGGGGCAGCTCGTCAACGCAGCGCAACTCGAACAGGCGTACGGCCAGATGGTCGGCGCATTTCAAACGGAATTGCTAGCGCTGCCCGACAAGCTGGTGCAGGAGCTACGCACGCTATACGGCGTCGAGGTCGACGTCGAATGGTTGAACGAGCATGTCTATGGATGCCTTCAGCAGCTTTCTGAATACGACGCAGACGGTCCGGGCGGTGATTCACCGGATCGCGCAGCTTCTGCATCCGCCCGAGCGGATCGGGACGACGGAATGGGCGCGCAAGCATCGGCGGATGAGCGCGAAGGCGACGGCGGCGCCGGGCCGCTATAACCCGAACATCACGCCGTGGGTGTTCGGCATGCACGATGCGCTCGACGATCCGACCGTGCAGAAGGTCGTGTGTATGAAGTCGGCGCAGGTCGCGTGGACGGACGGCGTGCTGCTGAACTACATCGGCAAGCGGATCGACGTCGACCCGTGTCCGATGATCGTCATGTTCGCGAAAGAGAAGTCGGCGAAGAAGTTCAACATCGAGAAATTCGAGCCAATGGTCGAGGTAACGCCTCGCCTGTCGGCGATATTGCCCGTGCATGCTGCGCGCGACAAGAACAACCTGTGGGATCACAAAACGTTCCCGCGCGGCTTTCTGAAGTTCATCACGTCGAACGCACCGGACGACGTGAAGTCGACACCGGCCCCGGTCGTCGCGGTCGAAGAGCCGGATGACGCGAACACGAACGTGCGCGAGCAGGGCGATTCGATCACGCTGCTGGAGGAGCGGAACAAGAGCTATTCGGACAGCCGGCGCAAAGTCATTTTCGGGGGCACGCCGACCGTCGATGGTTTCTCGCGCATTCAGCAGGCGTACCTGACATCGGATCAGCGTATCTATCTGGTTCCGTGCCCCGATTGTGCCGACGAGCATGAGCTGGCGTGGGAGAACGTGACCTGGAGCGAGGACGCAGAGGTTGCGCACGAGGTGTTCGGCCGGGCGCGGCCGGATTCGGCCCGCTATACGTGCCCACATTGCGGCTCGTTGTGGGACGACTCGGCGCGCGTGCGTGCGGTCCGGCACGGTCGATGGGTTGCGACGGCGTCGTTTCACGGCGTCGCCGGCTTCCGGTTGAATGAGCTGGTGTCGCCGTTCCCCGGCTCGCGCATGGCGGAGCTGGTCAAGAAGTGGCTGACAGCCGAGAAGGCGCTGCGCGAGGGCGACGACACGAAGATGCGTTCGTTCGTGAACAACTCGCAGGGGCGGCCGTACAAGTACAAGAGCGATCTGCCTGAACTGGACGTGCTGGCCGAACGTGCGATGCCGTATGCCGCGTTCATGGTGCCGGCCGGCGGTTTGTTGCTGACGCTCGGTGTCGACGTGCAGCACGACCGGCTCGCGATCATCCTGCGTGCGTGGGGACGCGGCGAGGAAAGCTGGCTCGTTGCGTGGGACGAGATCCACGGCAATGTGCTGCATCAGGAGGCCGACGCGCTGTCGGGCGGCGTATGGGGCGCGTTGACCGCGTTGGTGACACATGGCTACCGGCACGAGACCGGCGGCATGTTGCGTGTTCGGGCGACGTCGATCGACTCGTCGGACGGCTCGACGTCGGACGCCGTATACAAATATGTGCGGGCTGCGCAGCGGGCCGGGCTGAACGTGCTGGCGATCAAGGGCAGCACGGAGGTCAATGCGGAGATTTTCAGCGTACCGAAGGCGTCGGTCGATTCGACGCGCAACAACAGCAAGGCAGCAAAGTACGGTCTGCGCCCGTACATGGTTGGGGTCAGCAAGGCAAAAGACCTGATCCTCGACAACCGGCTCAAGCTCGACGGCGACGGACCGGGGCGCATGCACTGGTACGTCGGTGTGCGTTCCGACTATCTCGCGCAGGTGACGGCGGAGGTCAAGGTGCCGGGCCGGATTGGCACGAAACGCGTCTGGCAGAAGAAGGCGGGCGGCCGTAACGAAGCGCTCGACTGCGAGGTCTACGCGCTGCACGCGGCGCGTAGCGTCAAAACGCACTTGATGACCGAGGCGCACTGGCGCGTCGAGCAGGTGCGCGTGTCGCAGGCGTCGCTGTTCGAAGCTGTCCCGATACTCGAAGCGCTGCCGTTAGCGTTGCCGGTCGACACGTTGCCGGCTGTGCAGACGGATGTCGATCCACCGCCGACGACCGAGCCGGTGCAGCCGGGCGCGAAACCAATTGGAACCCCGCCCCCGAGCGGGGTTTCGCGCATTCAGGGCCGGCGAGTCGGACGCTCGACGTACCTGAAGCGCCGCTAAACGAGGGAATCGCATGGCATACACAAAACAGGATCTGGAGCGCATCCAGTCGGCGATCGCGAAGGGCGAGATGGAGGTGCAGTACGCCGATCGTCGCGTGCGGTATCGCTCGATCGACGAACTGCGGGCGGCGCAGACTGAGGTCATTCGTGCGCTCGACGGCGCGAGCGGCCGTTCGCGCATGGTGCGCTTGCGACATGCAGGAAAGGGAATGCGATGAGCCGAACCTATCCGATGCTGTCGCAGCGCGGCTTCGTCGTGCCGACGCGGCTGAAAGCAGCGGCATACGAGTCGGCGAGCACCGGCGGGGCGCGGGCGAAATCGTGGAAAGTGTCGGGCGCGGGGCCGAATACAGCGGCGGTGCAGAACCTGCCGCTGCTTCGGCACCGTGCGCGCGATGCGATCCGGAACGACCCGTGGGCGAAGACCGCGATCGCGCGACTCGTCTCCAACACGATCGGCTCGGGCATTCAGGCGCATCCGCAGCATCCCGAAGACGCAACGCGTAAGCGCCAAAAGCAACTTTGGGACGAAAGCGGCGAGGAGATCGACGCGGACGGCCTGTTCGACCTGGCCGGACTTCAAACGCTGGCCGCGCGGGCGTTTTTCAGCGACGGCGAAGTGCTGGTGCGGCGTCGACTGCGCGGCCGACGTGATGGCCTGGCCGTGCCGATGCAGGTGCAGCTCCTCGAAGGCGATCTGTTGCCGGTCTGTAAGAACGGGCCGGTGCCCGGTGGCGAGATCGTCAACGGCGTTGAATTCGACGACAAGGGCCGGCGCGTTGCGTATCACCTGCTGCGTCGACATCCGGGCGAGTACAACCGCGCGGGCGTTGACAGCACGCAGACGGTGCGCGTGCCCGCCGACGAGATCGCGCACGTGTTTCTTGCGCTGCGGCCCGGTCAGGTGCGCGGCGTCCCGGAGCTGTCGACCGTGCTGCTGCGGCTGCATTCGCTCGACAACTTCGACGATGCCGTGCTGTTCCGGCAGGAGGTCAGCAACCTGTTTGCGGGATTCATCGTGAAGCCTCACGCCGAGCTGGGGCCGCTCGGCGATCCGGTCACGGGCGGGCCGATCGAGACCGATGTCGACGGCTTCTCGCCGGTCGTGTCACTCGAACCCGGCGGCATGCAGGAGCTGGCGCCGGGCGAAGACGTGAGGTTCGCTGCCCCGCCGGGCGCGGGGAACGACTATGCGCCGTTTATGCGGCAGCAACTGATGGCGGCAGCGGCTTCGGTCGGCATGCCGTACGAAGTGTTGACCGGCGACCTGCGTGATGTCAGCGACCGCGTGCTGCGCGTGATCCTGAACGAATTTCGCCGCTCGGTCGAGCAGCTGCAGTGGAACGTGTTCATCCATCAGTTCTGCCGTCCGGTATGGCGCTGGTGGGTCGACGCCTGCGTGCTGTCGGGTGCGATGCCAATGCCGAATTACTACCGAACGCGTCGTGACTACCTGCGGGTTCGGTGGGTGCCACAGGGCTGGCCGTACATCCATCCGGTGCAGGACGTTACGGCGAAACGGATGGAGATCCGGGCAGGGCTGGCGAGCCGCACGGGTGCGGTGCTGGCCCGAGGCGACGATCCGGAACAGGTGGACGCCGAGAGTGCGGCGGATCAAGCGCGCGAGCAGCGGCTCGGGCTTCGCTATGACACACAGGTGCCGGCCGACAGCGGGCCGGATACGACGGGAGGGCAAAGTGAAACGTAATCGAAAGTGGTGGGATATCCGTGCGCAGGAGAACGCGGAGGGGGGCAAGGTGGCCGAGATCCGGATTTACAGCGAGATCGGCTTTTGGGGCGTCGACGCCGAGCGATTCATTGCGCAGCTCGACGCGGCGGCGGCTGATGCGTCGTCGATCGTCGTCGCGATCAACTCGATGGGCGGCGACGTGTTCGACGCCTTCACCATCTACAACGCGCTGCGGCGTTATAAAGGCAAGGTGAAGGGGCGTGTCGACGGGATTGCGGCGTCGGCCGCGTCGCTGGTGCTGATGGCATGCGACGAGATCGAGATGCCGGAAAACGCGATGCTGATGATCCACCATCCGCACACGATCGCGGCGGGCGAGGCCGACGACTTCCGGCGCATCGCGGACCTGCTCGACAACGCCAGTGCCGGCATTCTCGCGGCGTACGTCAATCGCAGCGGCCTGTCGGAAGACGAGGTGCGCGCGATGATGGACTCGGAAACGTGGCTGACGGCGGCGCAGGCGAAGGAGAAGGGCTTCTGCGACACGATCGAGGCAGCCGTAAAGCTCGCCGCGTCGGCGGGCGCAGCGCCGCTGCTCGCGCGCTTCTCGTCCGTGCCCGATGTTGTCCAGGCGGCGATCGATGCGGCCGGCGATGCGCCGCCGGAGCCCGAGCTGCCGGCTTCGCCCCCCGAACCGTCGACGCCGCCCGCGCCCATTGTGCCCGACGTCGGGGCGCTCGCTACGCACGTGTTCAACACGTTGCGCGAAGCAAACCTGAGCGACTGCGCCGAGGGTGTCATTGCCGTGACGGGCCTGCGTGATCGCGACACGGTTGACCGCGCGATCCAGAGTGCGACGGACATCGCGGGGATCTGCCTCGCGGCGAATCAGATGGATCTGGCCGCGCAGTTCGTGGCGAGCGGCTTGGCGCCGGATCAAGTGCGTGCACGGCTGTTCGACCGCCTGGCGGCGTCACAGCAGCCCGTGAACGGCCGGCCGGACCCGAAATCGACGCCGATTTTGCAGGCGAGTGGTCGCACGGTGCGGTCCTCGGACATCTACGCGGCCCGCCGCGTGGTCAATTCAACTTCTCAACGCTGAAAGGAGCGCTGAATGTCGAATATCAAGACGATGGGCACCTTGCCCGGCGAATTTCTGATTTCCGAAGGGCCGGGCGCGATCTCGCGCGATGCGGTCACGGTGGCGGCCGGCCCCGCACTAGTGGCTGGCACGCTGCTCGGCGCGACCGCGACGGGCGAGTACGCGCCGTACGACAACGCTGGCGAGGATGGCGCAGAGATCGCGGTCGGCATCCTGTACTCGTGGCTGCCCGAATCGGGTGTCGCGCGTCGCGGTGTTGCGATCATGCGTCTGGCCGAGGTCGACGGGCGATTGCTGACCGGGCTGGATGCCGCCGGTCGCGACGATCTCGCATCGCATCACATCGTCATCCGCTGATCGAAGCGGCCCCCCCCTTAATCCGAAGGCCGCGCCGAGATGCGCGGCCTTTTGCATTTCAGGAACAAAAATGGCAGACATCAACCTTTTCAACGACGACGCTTTCTCGCTGTCGTCGATGACCGCGGCGATCAACGAACAGGAATACGTGCCCGGCCGCATCAGCTCGACGGGAATGTTCGACGAGGAAGGCATCACGACGACGGTTGTGCAGATCGAGCGCGACGGCGACAAGCTGGCGCTCGTTGCAGCGGGGGAGCGCGGCACGCCTGCGCCGAACGTGGCTGGCAGCAAGCCGAACCTGATCCCGTTCAACACGGTGCACCTGCCGCAGCGCGCGTCGATCAAGGCCGACGAGATCCAGAATCTGCGCGCGTTCGGTTCGGATGGTGAGCTGGAAACGCTGCAGAACTATGTCAACCGTCGCCTGGCGAAGATGCGGCGCATGCTCGACGCCACGCACGAATATCACCGTCTCGGCGCGATTCGCGGCGTGATTTTCGATGCGGACGGCAAGCGCGTCGTCGCGAACCTGCGCGACAGCTTCGGCATCGAGCAGCAGGTCGTCGAATACGAGCTTTCGGGCGCGAAGACCGAGATTCGGATCAAGAACGAAGACACGCTCGAAGCGATCGAAGACGCGCTCGGCAATGTCCCTTTCACGGGTGCCCGCGCGTTTTGCGGCAGCAATTTCTGGCGCAAGCTGCTGACACTGCCGACCGTCAAGGAAACGTTCCTGAACACGGCGGCCGCCGCTGCGCTGCGCGGCGATCCGCGCGGTTCGATCGAACTGGACGGCATCGTGTTCGAGCGGTATCGCGGTGCAGTCGGCGGCGTCCCGTTCGTCGGTCCCGATGAGGCGTATGCGGTGCCAGAGGGCGTGCCGGATCTGTTCATTTCGCGCTTCGCACCGGGCGACTACACCGACGCCGTCAACACGATCGGCCTGCCGTACTATGCGCGGCAGGAACTGATGCCGTTCAACAAGGGCGTCGAGATCGAGGCGCAGTCGAATCCGATCCACCTCTGCACGCGTCCGCGCGCGTGCATCCGTCTGAAGGCGTGACATGGCTTTCCGGGATCTGATCGCGGACGTCGACGCTGCGGTGCTGCGCGACCTTGGCGACACGGGCACCACGATCGACGGCAAGCCTGTCGACGGGATGTTCGCGGCGCCTTGGCTCGGGCCGGATCTTGGCAGTCAGCGCACGCAGCTGGTAGCGCCCGTGTTTCATCTTCGCGACGGCGATGCGGGCGTCGTGCGGCAGGGCAGCATCCTGATCGCGAACGGCGAACGGTATCGCGTGCTTGAGGCGCATCCGGACGGGACAGGCTGGACGGTTCTCATTCTCCAGTAGGCCATATGGACAACATGCAGATCGAGATCGACATCAAGGAGGCGACTGCCGTTCTGCACGGGCTGCCGCCTTCCGCGATGCAGGCTGCGTGGCGGCGGACGTTGCGCAAGACGTCAGCGTGGATCAAGAGCCAGACCGCTAAAGAGGTCGGAGCGGCGACGAAAATCCCGCAGAAGGTGATTCGTCACCGCATTTATTTTTTCCTGCGCTCGTCAGATACCGGCAAGGTGTGGCTCGGCCTGAACCCGATCGAGGCGCATCGCCTCGGTAACGCGACCAGGACGCGCAAGGGGATGCGAGTCGGCCGCCAGTCGTTCGAGGGCGCGTGGCGGCAGTCGAAGCGAAATCCGCGCGGGCCGATCTACGAGCGTGTCGGCAAGGAACGCATGCCGTACCGGCTGGTGACGGTCGCATGGCAGCAGGCGGGCGACCCGGCATTCAGACGCGCTGCGAAGGCGTGCGAGGCCCGGCTGATGGTCATTCTCCGCCAGGAAGTGAACTACGAACTGCAGAAGGTGATGCGTCGTGCTTGAGAACCTGAAAGAGTTGCACGCCGCGATCGAGTGCGGGATGCGGGCGAAGCTGCCGAAGATGAGGCGGATCGAGGCATACCCGCGCCTGGGCCAGAAGATCGAGACGCCCCTGATCGCGATCGAACTGAGCGAGTTCGAACCCGGTCAAGACGATGGGACCGGCGGCGTTGCGCTGATCGCGCGCATGCAGGCGCGTGTCGTATTCGACCCGATCGACGAGGGGGCCGAGCTGGCCGTGCGCGAGGTCGCGGCGCGTGTCGCGATGGTGGTACACGCGAATACATGGGGGTTGCCGATTACGCCCGGCAAGGTTGTGCAGGTTGCGGAAGATCCGTTCCGGCCGCAGTTCGACACGTATTGCGTCTGGCTTGTCGAATGGACGCACGAATTCGGACTTGGGATCGAGCTGGACGAGATTCCGGACGGGCGGACGATCCTGTGGGGAGTCGCCCCGGACACCGGCCCCGGAAACGAGGGGCAGTATTGGGACTCGACGGATGCCGGGGGGGCAGAGGCATGATCGATTACGAGCTGGGCGAGATCGATCGCCGCATGGCTTGCCTGACGCAATCGGCAGTCGTCGAGGCGATCACGTACGACCCGCCGCGCGTGAAGGTGCGCGTGGGCGATTGGGTGAGTGATTGGTTCAAATGGCAGGCCGGCGCGGCCGGCAAGGTCAGGGTCTGGCGTCCGCCGTCGATCGACGAGGAAGTCGCGGTATGGGCTCCGTCCGGCGATCTCGCGAGCGCGTTCGTTGCACCGGGCTACTACACCGATCAACACGGTGGGGCCGGCCGGTCGAGTCCCGACGAGACGGCGACCGATTACCCAGATGGTGCGTCCGAAGTCTACGACCATGAGCGACACGAGTATCGCGTCGACGTTCCGGCCGGTGGCCGAATCCTGTTTCGGATTGGAGACACCGAGCTGGAACTGCGTGCGGACGGCGTGACCCTGCGCACGCAGCAACTGCTCGGGGACATCCCGGATTCGACTTTCACGGGCAACACGACGACCGAGAAGCGGTTGACGTTCAATGGCGGGATGCAGGGCAAGGGGGGCGACGGCGGTCCCGCTGTCCAGGTGGAAGGCGGCGCGCGTTACACGGACGACATCGAGATTGGCGGCAAGTCGTTCATCAAGCACTCGCACATGGAGCAGGGTGACGGTGCGCCCGTGTCCCCGCCGCTGTAATGCGCACATTCGCAAAGTTGCTTTGCCCCGCTTCGGCGGGGTTTTGTTTTTGAGGGAGTCACCATGACAAAAGACACTCCGCAGACCGTTAGCCGGCCCGCCCCGGCCCGTGCGACGTTTCTCGATACGCGGTTTCGTAGCCGCGTGATCGTGTTCCCGAGCGGCGACGTTCTGCACGTCCAGTCTGGCGAAGCGGTCGCGACGACCGCCGCGCAAATCGAATATCTCGATGCGCATCCGGACTTCAAGCGGCTCAAGGAGCGCGGATGAGCCGGTCCGGGACGCTCGTCGGCATGGACCGATGGACAGGTGCCCCGATCAGCGGCGTTGCCCATCTGAAACAAAGTCTCGGTGACATTCTCGGCACGCGCAAGGGTAGTCGCCGCGAGCTGCCCGAGTACGGTTCGGATCTTCCGCTGATGGTAGACCTTCCGATTACGCGAGGCTGGATATCAGCGGCCCAGGCGGAGGCCGCCCGCGCGATCGGCCGATGGGAGCCGCGAATCAAACTTGCTCAGGTCAAGGTGCTGTCGGTCATCGACGGTAGGGCAACGTTCGCGATTCGCGGGGAATACGACGGCACTGCCGTTGAAATCGAGGTGCCAACATGACGATCATCGATCTCGCTTCACTGGATCCTCCCGATCTCGTCGACGTGCTCGACTTCGAGGCTACGTTCCAGATGAAGCTGGAATTTTTCAAATCGATCTATCCCGATTGGACGGCGGCGCTGAAGTCGGATCCTGTGGTCAAGCTGATTGAGCTGGCGGCCTATGACGAGATCCGCGCTGCTGCGCGCGTCAACGATGCGGCCCGCGCAGTCATGCTCGCGTTCTCGACCGGGGCGGACCTGGAGCATCTGGCGGCGTTGCTGGACACTGAGCGCGCAGTGGTCGACCCTGGCGATCCGGAAGCCAATCCACCAGTCGAACGCCAGATGGAATCGGACGACCGGCTGAAGCTTCGGTCGCAGATGTCGATGGAGCGCGCGACTGTTGCGGGACCGTTCGCGGCATATCGCGCGTTGGCGATGGATGCGTCGGCCGACGTGCTCGATGTCGCCGTTGATCGACCCGAGGCGGGCACGGTGCGGCTCACGGTCATGTCTGCGAGAAACGATGGTGTCCCGGATCAGGCGCTGCTGGACGTTGTTCGCGTCAAGGTCTCGCCGGAGACGGTTCGTCCGCTCAACGATACGGTCTTGGTCGAGCCAGCAATCAAGGTCGAGTATGCGATCGACGCGCAGATCTATGTCGGAGGCGGGCCGGATCCGAGCATCGTGCTCGACGCTCGGCGAAAGGTGCTCGGCGGGGTGGTCGCGAAGTCTCGACGGCTTCGTGCAGGCATGCCGCGATCAGCTATCGAAGGGGCGCTGCACGCACCGGATAGCGGAGTCACGCGCATCGAGTTGCGTGTCCCTGTCGACAACATCGTTTGCGGCACGCGCGAGTTCGCGCACTGCACGGGCATCAATCTGGAGGTGAAGGTCGATGATGCATGAACCACTTCTACCGTCTAACCAGACACAACTAGAGGCGGCGCTCGCGCGCGTGATGCGACCGAGCGTCGGTCCCGAGATCTTGCGCGTGCTGTGGGACGCCGATCGATGCCCGACCGCATGGTTGCCGTGGCTCGCGTGGGCGTTCGCCGTCGATGGGTGGGAGCTGGCGGAATCCGAGGACGCGCGGCGTGCGCTGGTGAAGGGCTCGATGGCGCTTCACCGGAAGAAGGGTACGCCGTGGGCAGTGCGTGAGGTCATTCGCCGGTTGGGCTTTGGCGAGGTCACGATCATCGAAGGTCGCAGCGGTCGTCGACGTGATGGCTCGATCCTGCGCAACGGTGAACAACTGCACGGCAAGGCGAGTGCGTGGGCGGAATACATCGTGAAGCTTGGTGTGCCGATTACGCGCGATCAGGCAGACAAGCTCTGGCAGGCAATCGAGCGCTACGCGCCTGCGCGCAGCAAGTTGGCCGCACTCGACTATGCGGCCGTTCCGATTCGCCATAACCGCGTTGCGCGTCGAGACGGGCAATACACCAGAGGGAGCATTACAGTATGACGAACCTGATAGAGGCTGAGCGATGGGAAGACGGGGTCTATCAGCTTGAAACGTCGGACCCGGTAGTGGGTGGTCCGGACGGTATCGACAACCTGCAGGCGAAGCAACTCGCAAACCGCACGCGCTATTTGAAGAGGGCAATTGAGACCGGGCAAAGTGACTTGGAAGCGCACGTCGCGGCGGGCGACCCGCACCCCCAATATGCAACGCACGCGGATCTCGCGGAGAAGGTCGCCGCACTCGTTGCGCAGGCTCCCGAAACGCTCGACACCTTGAGCGAACTCGCGAAGGCACTCGGCAACGATCCAAGTTTCGCGACGACGATCACCAATGCGCTTGCGCTGAAGGCGGCGCTCGATTCGCCGGCGTTCGCGGGTACGCCGACGACACCGATGCCGCCCGTTGACGACGACAGCCTGATCGTGACGAACACCGCATGGGTGAAGGCGCAGAACTACCAGCCTGCGCTTGGTTTTACGCCCGTTCAGCAGGGGGGTGGAACAAATCAAGGCGATAACAAGGTCAAAATCGGATGGAGCCTCGACGGTTCCGGATTGAAATGCATGGTCGACGCGAACGACCTTGGGAACTTCGTGTTCGACGGCGCGGTGATCGGACAGATTGTGTTTGAGCCACGCACACAGGCGCGCGTGGGCTTCCTGAAGTGCAATGGCGCACTGATCAAGCGTACCGACTACCCAAAGCTTTGGGCCTATGCGCAGGCCAGCGGAGCGCTCGTTACCGATGCTGCATGGGCTGCGGGGAGCAACGGATGCTTTTCGCAGGGTAATGGTGCAACGACCTTTCGTTTGCCAGAGTTGCGCGGCGAATTTCTGCGTTGCTGGGACGATGGGCGCGGCGCGGATGCTTCGCGCGGGATTGGAACATGGCAAGGTAGTCAGAACGTGTTTCACGCACATGGCGCATCTTCTGGCGCAGCGGGCGCGCATGGGCATTCCGCGTGGACCGATACGCAGGGATGGCACGGCCATCACGGGGCAACTGCGGGCGCTGGCGCGCATAGCCACCAACTTGCCTACAACACCCCGCAACGCATGGGCGATGTCGATCGGGGCGGCAATAGCAGCGTGTTTTCGATCGATAACGAAGTACAACCGTGGACAAGCGTCGTCGGAGATCACGCGCACGTATTTGATACCGAAGGCGCAGGCAACCACGCTCACAACGTTGGAATCGGCGCTGTCGGCGACCATATCCACGCCATCACAGTGAACGGCGACGGCGGCAACGAAGCGCGCCCGCGCAACCTCGCATTACTGGCAATGATTCGCGCCTATTGAAAGGAGTTGGACATGTTTCTGCATCAGTACGACAGTCAGACCGGGCAATATCTGAACAGCTTCCTGGCTGATCCTGATCCGCTAAACGCCGGTCGGTGGCTTGAGCCGGCATTTGCTACGTCCGTGCCGTTGCCGGAGAGGCCGCGCCTCACGTGGCCGGTCTTCCGCGATGGCGCGTGGTCGTTGGTGCCGGACTATCGAACGCTGCGCCTCTATCGAAAGGACGACGGCGATGTGGCGGAAATCTTGGTGATCGGTATCACGCCGGACGAGGCCGGCTTGACGGATACGCCTCGTCCGTCTGACGAGCATACCTGGAGCGAGGTGACAAAATCTTGGGCAGTCGATCCGTCTATCGTCGCCAAGCGTGCTCGCGACGCCGCGATGGCCGCATTCGAGAAGCGACGGGCCGTCGCCGTGCAGAAGAATTTCGGGAAGGCGGACGCGTTTTCCGCTGGGATGATGACGGCGGCCGAGGTAGCTGTCTTCAAGGCGTGGGCGGCCTATCAAATGGCTTTGGTGCGCATTGTGAGCGCTCCGAATTTCCCGGACGACGTAGTCTGGCCAGATGAGCCGGATGAGGCGGTCACCATTGCGCAGGCGGAGGAAGCCGCCGCCGCCGTGAAGGCCCAACTGGAAGCTGATGCCGCAGCGCGACTTGCTGCGGCTCAGCCGCCGGAATCGGTCCCGGTTGAGAAGGTAATCGATGTACCAACGGATTGACGGTGGGCGGGGATTCGCCGGCCGGAAATCACGGGGATTCGCACAAAATTCCCCATCCGGAATCCGAGTGTCGATTCATCCGAATGTCAGGCCGCTCATCGAGCGGCCTTTTTATTTGTAGCTTTCTCGGAGATCTGAATGGCTGCTACTTCTTTCTTTCACGGCGTGACGACCGTGCTGGTCGACACGGGGCCGCGCACGATCGCGGTGCCGTCGACGTCGGTTGTCGGCATTGCCGACACGTACGCGCCGGGTGCGGGTCGTGCTCAGCCGAACGTGCCCGTGCGCATCACGAACGAGTATGACGCAGTCGCCGCGTTCGGCGAGACGAGCGCGATCACGCGCGCGATTCAAGGCATCTACAAGCAGAGCAAGACGGTCATGGTGGCGGTCGGCGTCGCGGCCGATCTGGCCGACGCCGAGCTGACGTCCGCGATCATCGGTGGCGTGTCGGCCGGAGGTGCACGCACGGGCATGCAGGCACTGCTCGATGGCAAATCGCTGTTCGACCTGAAGCCGCGGCTGCTGATCGCACCTGGACACACGGCGAAGCAGCCTGTCGCGACCGCCGCCGACGAACTGGCGGCGAAGCTGCGCGCGATCGCGATCATCGACGGCCCGAACAAGACCGACGAGGATGCGCTCGCGTACGCGAAGAATTTCGGCAGCAAGCGCCTGTACATGGTCGACCCCGGTGTCCGGTATTGGGATACGGCCGCGAACGCCGACGTCGATGCGCCCGCATCCGCATACGCTGCCGGCTTGTTCTGCCAGACCGATGCGTCGATCGGTTTCTGGGCGTCTCCGTCTAACAAGGAAATTGTCGGCATCAGCGGCACGAAGCGGCCGATCGAATTCCTCGACGGCGATGAAACCTGCCGTGCGAACTTGCTGAACAACTCGTTCATCACGACCATCATTCGCGATGGTGGCTATCGCCTGTGGGGCAACCGCACGCTGTCCGCAGATCAGAAGTGGTCGTTCGTGACGCGCGTGCGCACGCTCGACATCGTCATGGACGCGGTGCAGGCAGGCCACAAGTGGGCGGTCGATCGCGGTATCACGGCAACGTACGTGAAGGATGTCTCGGAGGGCCTGCGAGCGTTCATGAGCGATCTTCGTCTGCAGGGCGCCATCATCAACTTCGAGGTGTACCCGGACCCGAAGCTCAATTCGGCGTCGCAGCTTGAGCAGGGCAAGGTGTACTGGAACATCCGCTTCACGGACGTCCCGCCGGCAGAAAACCCGATCTTCCGCTTCGAAGTCACGAACGAGTGGCTGACGGAAGTTCTCGATACGCAATCGTAAGAGGTGATGCATGGTCCCGGAAACGCTTAACAACATGGCGCTGTACGTCGACGGGCGCGGCTTTGCCGGTCGGGCGCCGGAACTCAGCCCGCCGAAGCTGAAGATCAAGACGGAAGACTATCGCGCTGGCGGCATGGATGCGCCCGTCAAGGTAGATCAGGGCATGGAGGGTTTGCAGGCGGCTTTCTCGATGGGGAGCGTCGAGCGAGACGTGTTGAAATTTTTCGGTCTGGCCGATGGAAACGCGTTCAATGCGACGTTTCGCGGCGCGTTTCGCGATACGCGCGGCAAGGTGAAGTCGGTCGCGCTAGTTATGCGCGGGATGTTGTCCGAATACGACCCCGGCAGTTGGAAGCCGGGTTCGGTGTCGGAATTGAAGTACACGGCCGAACTGACGTACTACAAGGCCGAGATCGACGGCGCGGTGATTTGCGAAATCGATGTGCTCAACATGATCCGCATCATCGACGGCGTCGATCAGATCGCCGACGTGCGCAAGGCGCTCGGCATGTAAGCGCAGCGGTCGGCGGCAATGTCGACCAAAGTCACTTTTCGATTTATTTAGGGGCGGTCAGGAGACCGCCCTTTGTCATTTATGAGGTGCTGAATGGAAACCATGAAGGTAAAGCTGAAGTATCCCGTGGCATTCGACGGTGTTGTGCGCGACGAGCTGGTGATGCGGCGCCCGAAGGTTCGCGACATGCGTGGCGCGAGCAAGCAGGCGCAGGGCGACGACGAACTGCGCGAGATCGTGCTGTTCGCGGCGCTGGCTGGCGTGGCTCCCGACGACATCGAAGCAATGGACATGGTCGATTACGACGCCATGCAGCGTGCGTACGAATCCTTTCGATCCGCTCGTCCGGCTCCCCATCGCGACGGTGAAGGCGCTGGCCCGGCGGCTAATGAAGGAGTGCGGGACGCAGCCGCAGTCGGTTGATGACATGACGATCGACGATTTGCTGTGGTGGCTGACGGATTGAGCGAGGACTGACATGGCACGAGATATTGCACTTGGCATCGTCATCGGCGGTACGGTGTCGGCGACGCTCGGTAAGGCGTTCGCCGACACGAATTCGAAGATCGTCGGGCTGCGCAGGACCGCGAGCGAGCGCGGCATGTGGCAGCGGCAAATTGGCGAGACGATCAAGCTGCAGGCCGAGTTTCAGCGCCTGCACCGCTCGGGTGACAGTGCAGCGGACGGGATCCGGCGCAAGCTGGATAACAATCTGCGTTCGCTGCGCGATGCTGGCATCGAGGTCGACCGGCTCGATCGTGCCTATGCCCGGCTCGGCCGGACCGTGCGCGGTCTCGAACTGAAGGCAGCCGGTCACGAGCGTTTGGCGGCCGGCCGCGAGGGCATGCGCGATGCGGTCGGCGACTCGGTGAAGCTCGGGGCTGCCGTCGCGGTCCCGACCGCAGTCTCCGCGCAGTATCAGGCCATCATCCGCGATATCGCCATCAAGGCCGGCATCGCGCGCACCGGGCAGGAGCGCACGATGTCCGAGCGCATTCGCCGCGATGCGCTGGCGAACGGCATGGGACGCAACGAGCTGGCGGACGCGGTCAACCAGATGGTCGCTGGCGGGATGGATCTCGATCGTGCGATCAATTTCGGCCCGGCGGTCGCGAAGTTCTCTGTCGGGCAGGGCGCGTCGAGCGTCGAGACCGCGCAGATGATTCAGGCGCTGCAGCAGAACGCGGACATCACCGCCCCGAAGGAGATGACGAAGGCGCTGGAAGCGATCGCGTATCTCGGCAAGGAAGGGTCGTTCGAATCGGTCGACATGGCGCGTTGGTTTCCGGTGCTGCTGGCCGAGATGAAGAAGATCGGCATAACGGGGCAGGATTCGGTGACGCAGCTCGGCGCGATGCTGCAGGTCCAGATGAAGACGGCCGGGAGCGCCGATGAGGCGGCGAACAACCTCAAGAACTGGTTTTCGAAGATCGGTTCGGGCGAGACAGAGAGCAACTACAAGAAAGCCGGCGTCGACTACGAAGCCAAGATGAAGGAGGCAATCGGCAAGGGCTGGTCGACGCTGGAGGCGTCATTCGTGCTTGCTCGTGCCTACATCGAACGCGTCGACCCGAAGAAGGCGGCACAGCTCGCGGCGGTGGCGAAGCAGCTCAATAGCGAGCTGGATCCGGCCAAGCGTCAGGCGCAGATGCGGGCCTTCGAAGACACGATGAAGACCGGCGACCTGTTCAACGACATGCAGGTCAAGGCAGCGTTGACGGCCTACATGCAGAACGCTGATCTGTACCAGAACCTGAAGCGAAACGCGGCGCAGGCGAACGGGGAGATCGAGAAGGATCTCGCGGATCGGCGCGCAACGTCGAAACAGATCTGGAGCGAGGTCGTGCAGCAGTGGGACGACGCGATGCGCAGCATCGGCGACGCCCTGCGGCCGGTAACGGATCTCGCTGGCAAGGTGGCGAAGCGGGCGGGGGAAACGGTGCAGCACGCGTCGGACGCTGCGCCGCGAACGACTGCGGCAGTTGTCGGCGTCATTGGTGCCGCTATTGCTGTTCGAGGCGCCCGCGCCGCGTGGAACGTCGGTCGCGGGGTCTTCGACATTTTGCGCGGCGGTTGGATGGCGCGACGAGGGGGCAGTGTTGCGTCCGGTGGCGGTGCGGCCGGCGGGCGGCTTGGCAAGGCGCTCGACGCATTCAGCAGTGCGGCCGGGGGCGTGCAACGCGTGTTTGTGGTGAACCTGCCCGGCGGAGGGTTGGGCGGTGGCCTCGGTGGTGCGGCCGGTGATTTGCTCGGCGACCTGGCCGGGAGCGGTTCGGGCGGTGGTCGTGTTCCGCGCGGTCGGCTCGGGCGTGTCATCGGTGCGTTTCGCGCAGTCGCCGGCCGCTTTGCACCCTATGCCGGAAAACTGGCGGTCGCCGGCAGCGTCCTGAAGGTCGCATTCGCCGCCAAGGACGCGTATGCGATTGCACGGAGCGACCAGCCGATCGGACGGAAGGTCGAGGGGTACGCCGGCATCGGCGGCTCGCTTGCCGGGGGCGTGGTGGGCGCGAAGCTCGGGGCCGGGATCGGCATGCTCGGCGGGCCGATCGGCGCTGCTGTCGGTGGTGTCCTCGGCGGTGCAATCGGTACGTTCGCGGGTGGGAAGTTACTTGGGGCGATGGCTCGTTGGGTGACCGGATCGAAGGACGGCGACAGCGACAAGGCGAGAGTCGCCGCGAAGGCGGCGACGGCAGGGCCGGATTCGCCGCAATCGCGGCCGTTCAAGGTCGAGCAACAAAATTCGTTTGCCCCGGTATTCCACATCAAGGTCGAAGGCGGCACGGACGCGGAGATCGCGGACAAGCTGCTCGCGCGTATCAATCCGCTGATTCAGCGCACGATGACCGAGTCGATGGGCAAGAGCAACCGGTCGGCCATGTTCGACGCGCCGCACCTGTAAGGAGTAGCAGATGAATTTCATTTCCAGTGTGACGCAGGCGGCAACGCAGGCGAGCATTGCGTCCGAGCGCGTTCGGCACGTCGTGCGCGTGTTCGATCGGAACCGGAGCGCGAGTCAGAATACGGTCGAAACGTTGACGAAGCTCGCGACGGGGAATCTCACGTCGGCCGCCGACCTGCTGCGCGGGGCGACGAGTTTGCTGTCGGTGGCCGGCGATCTGAGTCCGCAGATCGGCACGGTGATGCGCAGCTTCTCGGCGACCGGCGCGGCCGTGAGCAGCGTGCTGAAGATGATCGGCGGAGTGAATCATCCGCTGATTCAGTCGGCCGCTCAGACGGTCATGGGCGCGTTGGGCGAAGCGAAGACACAGTTCACCGCACTCGTCGGCGAGCAGACGGGCGGGGCGTTGCAGTCGTTTGCGCAGACGACGGGCCTGAGTTCGGTCTTCTCCGGCCTGTTCGACAGCGCGAGGTCGTCTACCCCTCATCTGCTGACGCTTTCAACGGATGACGGGGATGCGTTCCACTTCGGACTGTCGACGGCGGCCTACGACAAGCTGCGGCGCTCGACGCGGTTCAAGATCGCTTCGCAGGAGCGTCTGAACCGTGAAGAGGCTCAGCAGCCCGTGAGTCAGGGCGGGGACTCGATCACCGTGTCCGGTGTCGTGTTCCCGTCGCTAGGCGCCGGCTTCCGCCAGTTGGAGGCGCTGCGCGCGATCGGTGCCAAGCTGAAGCCGGTTCAGTTGACGGCCGGCACTGGCGATGTGCTTGGGCGGTGGTATTTGCACAGCGTAGACGAAGAGCAGGAGGCGTTGATGTCGGACGGTGCGCCGCGCAAGCAAACCTACAGTTTGGAGCTCGGCCGCTATGGCGAAGACTTTAAGAACCTGTGACGGCGACATCCTCGACACGCTCTGCTACGCCCATTACGGGACGTTGAACGGCACGGTCGAGGCTGTGTACGAAGCCAATCCGGGTCTCGCGCGCGAGGCGCAGCCGTTCCGATCCGGCGTCGTGATCGTGATTCCGGATCTCGACGTGCCGCGAGACGAACCGATTCAGCTCTGGTCGTAAGGGAGGCGCGATGCGGGCAATTTTTCAGGTCGTCGCGAACGGCGACGACATCACGCGCGTGATTCAGGACCGCGTGTTGCGGATCCAGACAACCGATAAGCCGGGTCTCGAAGCGGACGAATGCGAGATCGAGTTGGACGACCGGGACGGCAAGGTCCGGTTCCCGCTGAAGGGCGCGACCCTGAAGGTCTCGCTCGGATGGGAGGGGCAGGGGCTGTCGCTGCTCGGCGAGTACGCCGTTGACGAGATCGTGTTGCGCGGGCTGCCCGCGACGATCGTCATCCGCGGCCGGCCGGCCAACATGCGGGCGACGTCGAAGACGCAGCGCAACGGGAGCTGGACGAATGTGACGCTGGCCGACATCGTCGGTGACGTCGCGCGGCGTAACAAATGGGCCGCTGCGTGCTCGGTCGACGTGGCGGTGCCGCGTGCGGACCAGTTCGGCGAGAGCGATCTGCACTTCATCACGCGGATCGCACGGCATTACGGCGCGACTGCGACGGTGAAGGCCGGGAAGCTGATCGTCGGCCCGATCGGTGGAGGCAAGAGCGCGAGCGGCAAGGCGTTGCCAACGATCATGTTGATACCGAGCGACCTGACCGACTACGAGATCTCGTTTCCGGACCGTGCGAGTTTCGCGGCAGTGCGAACGAAGGTGCACGACAAGAAGACCGGGAAGAAGATCGACCTGACGATTCCGAATCCCGATGCGCCGCCAGGCGCCGCAGCGGTTCACACGGAGCGCCACGCGTTCGCCAGTCCGGAGGCGGCCAAGGCCGGCGCGAAGTCGCGTCTCGCGAAACTGAATCGGCACACGGCGCGCAGCGTGCTGCGGATGAAGGGACGTGCGGATATATCGGCCGAGAAGACCGTGAAGCTGTCGGGTTTCAAGCAGGAGGCGGATGGCGAGTTTCTAGTCGATTCCGTGCGGCACACGTATTCGGGCAATGGGTGGGAGACGTCGGTTGAGCTGAACGCCGGCAACAAGGGGAAGGCGAAAGTCGGTCATGGCAAGAAGCCGACGAAGAAGGTCGATCTGGTCGTGGCGTCGCCGCCGAAGTAACGCGCGCGAGCGTCGATTGTGGCAGCCGCCTTGAGGCAACTCGGGCGGCTTTTTTCATTTTTACGGGGGTTTGATGGGTGACGAAAAGCAGGAGGGGCTGGCCGTCCAGATCGCGACCTTGACACAGCAGGTGCGGTCCGTCGCGGCGAGCGTCGAGGAGATCAAGCGATCGGTGCAGCCGGTGGCGGCGCTCGATCGGCGGCTTGCCGAGATGGCCGTGCGCGCCGAGACCATGCGCGAGGACGTCAGTGTGCTGTGGAGCAGTTCGCGGGCGGACGAGCTTGCGCGCAGTGAGTTGGGTGACGATATCGCCGACGTCGACCGGAAGGTCGATGCGATGAAGAACAAGGCGACGGGCGCGATGTGGGTACTCGGCGTGTGTTTGGGTTTGGTGCAGACGTTTCTGGTCGGCTCGATCGTCTGGGTCTTCACACACATCAACGAGGGCGATGCGCTCAACCGGCTGCAGCAGCAGCGCATCGATTTACTGGAACAGGCCATCGGCCGGGGAGGGAAGCAGTGAACGTTACTTCGAAGATCGACGCGCTGATTGGGCGCGAAGGTGGGTATTCGAGCGATCCGAACGATCGCGGGAATTGGTATCTCGGCAAGCTCGAAGGAACGATGTGGGGCGTGACGGCGGCCGAGGCCCGTTCGAATGGCTACATGGGACCGATGCGGGACATGCCGCGCAATACTGCCGTCGCAATCTACGAGGCGCGGTACTGGTCGAGGCCGAAGCTCGACCAGGTCGACGCGATCTCGCCGCAGCTCGCAGAGAAGCTGTTCGACATTGGCGTCAACGCGGGGCCGGCGACGGGCGTGAAGTTCATGCAGCGTGCGCTGAATGTGCTGAATCAGAACGGCAAGGCATTTCCGGACATTCGCGCTGATGGCGGAATCGGCACGATGACGCTTGGGGCATTGAATGCGTTTCTCACCGCGCGCGGTGCGGACGGCCATCGCGTGCTGTACGGAATGATCGCGGCACAGCAGTCGGTCTTCTATATCGAGCTGGCCGAGACTCGTCCTGATAATGAGAGGTTCGAGTACGGCTGGCAACTCAATCGCGCGTTGGGGGTGTAATCATGCTGGACATTCTGAAGACGGTCGCACCGTGGCTTGTGACGGCGCTAACGGGGGGCGTGCCGGGCGTCGCGGTCATGGCTGCGTCGGCTATTGCCGAGAGGCTTGGGCTTGGCGGTGACTCGGTCGAGGCCGTGAAGGCCGCGCTGACAGGCCAGTCGATGACGCCGGACCAGTTGCTCGAACTGAAGCAGGCCGATGCGGATTTCGAACTGAAGATGCGGCAGGCCGGATTCGCGCACGTCGAGAACATGGCTGGCATTCAGGTGCAAGCCGACAAGGTAGCCGCTGACGATCGGTCCAGCGCTCGGCTGTACGCGGCGACCGAACACGATCACACGGCACGGAACCTCGCCTATATGTACACCGTGGCGCTGTTCGTGGTGATTGGGCTGGAGTTCTATCTCGCGATCTGCGAGATCAAGATGCCCGACGTCGTGAAGAGCACGCTCGACACGCTGCTCGGCGTGCTCATCACGATGGTGATTGGCTCGAAGGAATATTTCTTCGGCTCGTCGTCGCGGGCAGACAAGCAGGCGGCGGCCATCACGAAGTTTGCGGTGTCGCCGGACATCACGGTCAGCTCGGACGGCAGGGGTGCGGCACCCGAGTCTGCGGCAAGGTCACTTTAATAGCGCATCGGCGCGTCTGAAGAAACAGGGCGACCGGGTGGATGTTCGCGCATCTTCCCCGGCCGCTTCAACACTGTCTGTGCCAGTGAATCAGCCAAGGCCCTGCTTACCTACGTAGGCGGGCCGGATTCTACACGAAGTTTAAAAACGGCTTTCACAATGGCAAATCCGATTATCCCGTGGATTGGCGGCAAGCGCCGTCTTGCGGATCAACTCATTCCACGTTTCCCGGCGCACGACTGTTATGTCGAAGTGTTCGCAGGCGGGGCGGCGTTGTACTTCCTGCGTCCGCCGGCGAAGGTCGAGGTTCTCAACGACGTCAACGGCGAGTTGGTCAACCTGTACCGCGTCGTGCAGCACCATCTGGAGGAATTCGTGCGGCAGTTCAAATGGGCACTTACGAGTCGGCAGGTGTTCGAGTGGCTCAAGCAGACGGTCCCGGAAACGCTCACCGATATCCAGCGTGCGGCACGGTTCTACTACCTACAGAAAAGTTGCTTTGGCGGGAAGCTGGAAGGGCAGACGTTTGGGACGGCAACGACAACGCCGCCCGGCCTGAACCTGCTGCGCCTCGAGGAGGAACTGTCGGCAGCGCATTTGCGTTTGGCGAACACGTTTGTGGAGCGCCTGGATTGGGCCGCGTGTATCGATCGGTATGACCGGCCGCATACGCTGTTCTATCTCGATCCGCCATATTACGAGACGGAAGGCTATGGTGTGGCGTTTCCATTTACCCAATACGAAACGATGGCGGAGCGGCTACGCTCGATCAAGGGGCGGGCGATCGTAAGCCTGAACGACCATCAGGACATCCGGCGCGTGTTCGACGGGTTCCATATCGAAACCGTTCCGGTGCAGTACACGGTCGGAGGCGGGAAGGGCGTCGACCGGAATGAGCTGATTATCTTCAGTTGGGATGATGCGGCGCAGCCGGTCGGGCTGTTCTGACGGGATCTCGCCGGTGCGGCTAGATGCTTGAGTATGTCGGCAGCAAATCTTGGTCGACGAGGCGAATCTCGATGCGATTTGCTGCTTCGACATGCTCGGGGTCGTCGATCGAGAACGGGGCATCGGTCACGCTGACGATGATCGTGCCGGTTTGCTTTCCGTCGGCGGGAACGGGGATGAGGGCGCGAGCCTCAGGCACTTGCTGTTGCGTGACGATCTTCGGCAAGTACAGCATCCAGCCGACGCCGGGCTTGTCGTCGAATACCTGCTTGTCGACGTACCCTTGCGGCTCGACGGTGACATAAGCGGGCGCGGTGATTTGGGCGACGGCGCTGACGACGGCGGCGGCCTGCTCAGCTGAAAATACGTGTTCGTCGTTGAAGTCCGCTTCGACTTTTTTCGGCCGCTCTTTCGTGGCAACGAGATAGCTCAACGTTGCGCCGGTTCGCTGGTCATCGCTGCCGTCCCATAGCGAGATAATCTGTGGGCGATGCTCCGCACCCTCAAACTCGGTTCGCAAAACTGCCAGCGCAGCGGCTGTCGGCTTCCAGCTTTCGAAGGCTGGATACAGGTGTGCTTCCTCTTTCGAGTCGCCGGTCAGAAACCATTGTGAGAACTGGTGCGCGTGCGCATGGATCGCCTCGGCGACCGACCCAAGCTGTTCGAACACGAGGGGCAGGTCAGATGCGTCGTGAAGCAGATCTCTGAAGCGGGACGTGATTTTCATATTCAACCAGTGACAACGTAGGGAATCCCGTTTTCCGCGAGCGTCGTGCGAAAGTAGGACGCGGTGAGCGGAGTCTGAAAATAGTATTTGAGCTTGGTCGGCGGATTGCCGTGTATCTTCATTGCCCGCTCTTCGATTTCCACTGCGATCTTATTGAGTCCGTTGAACCATGTGGCGGGCTTCTTCGTGTCAGAGTCGAAGAACTGATCATAGTCACCTTTCGCTTCTTGCAAGAGGCATTCCGGCTGCTGAAATCCGTCGAAGTCAGTACCGAGCCAAGCCCATTCCTCGCTCCAACCATCCTCGACGCTGAATGCCCGGCCGGTAACGCGGCCCTGATACTCGCGCGGCCCGCGATTCATGTGATAGTACCGGCGAGCGGCTGCGCCGGTTTGTTCCGGCGGGCATTGCTTGCATTTCTCGCCGGTGCGCGGGACCGCACGGACTGCAGGTGTCGCTTGGCTATCTTCTTTCTTCGTGTCAGCCGACAGAGTTGTTGCGCCTAGCAATGCCGAGCCAGCGGCCAACAAGGTTGGCCCAAATTCCACCGCTGCTCCCTCGATTAATGGAATCGCCAGTACGGCCATTCTTAAATCCTCCGCTGTACTCGGGATGTTCGATGCGCCATTTCATGACGCGAAGGTAATCGTGAAATCGTTCGTCGGCCGAGCGGCCCGGCCGGGTCAGCCATCTACGTGTTGCCGGTCTCGTGTAGAAGTCACGTTCATATGCCTCGAGTCTCAGAAACGCGTTGACGTTTTCGTCAGACCGGATGCAGAACTCGCGTGCGGCGACGTACGCCTTCCATAGGCGCATCGGCAGTGTGCCGTCGTTGCCGAAGGTTGGGTTCTCTTTCACGAGGTCTCGCCGGACGCGCTCGACATAGCCGCGAGCGTCGATCTCGGCAAGGCCGGTGACCTGTTCGGCTGTCAACTCAAGCATGGGGATGTACTCCCTTCAAGTGCCCATTCACCTCGACGAGCCAGTCGTACGTCGTCACAAAAAACCGCATGCGCTGCGTGAATTCCATGAGGGATGCCATGTCCGGCATGATGCGAGCGTCATAGAAGCGGAGGAGCGCCATGCGCCCGTCGGGCAGGCGCACGTCGAGGCGTCGGCGCAGTTCGTCAGCGAGCGATTCGATCGGATACGCACTGATCAGCCAGGAGACGCCTGTAGAGGAGGTTGCAAGGTTGTCGAGCGTGCTACGAATCAAGGTGGGAGCATGGGCATGGTCGATGAGCCACGGACCGGCATCGGCGATCGACGCATCGGGCGTACCGTCAAACAGCGCGACAGTTGCCGCCGAGCGCGCAAGCGGCGTGGCACTCTCGGCATCGCTGTAGAGCAAGCCATCGACGAGCGCGTACAGATGCACTTGCATGGGAATCTGCTGCTGACGCTGCGCGAAAAAAGTCTCGATCTTCGTCACGGCCATGCTCTACGCGCGTGCAATCATCGTTGCGGCGTTTTCGGCCGCAGCCTTCAGGCATTCGAGGCAAAGCGTAGAAGAAGGCGCGAGCGGCGTGGTAGCGGCAACAGCTCCTGCGCTGGTGGACGCCTCGCCCGAGCCGACATCGTCGAGCGACATCGAAGACTGAGATGCAATGAGGACGGCTCCGCATGCGGTTTTCATGCCGGCGACGGCCGTATCTCGCTCGTCGAAGCGGTGCGGATAGCGACGGCCAGTGTCGGGCAAGATCGGGAATTCGCCCTTGCAGAGCGGGCAAAGTACCTTGTGTCCAACGCCCGAAATGGGTTTTCCATCAAGCGTTGCGGACGGATTGCCCTCAAGCACGCGCCCACCGTGCGTCGTCGTGTCACCCACGCAGATCATCGATCGTTGCGCCATTTGCCCTTTCACGGATGCTGTTTCCGCGCGAATCTACCATTCCGGGAGACCTGTCTCCGAGCTGACAATTCAGACAGGTTGTGTGATCAGTTGAATCGAGGACATCAAGCGTGGGCCACCTGCCGCCGCGTTGCCGTGACTACACATAACTACACATTTCTCTTTACTTTGGGGTGGTGGTGTGTAGAATTACACACAAGACATGCGGAGGCACGATGAATTCATCAAAGCTAATCCGGATGCTCGAAGAGGATGGCTGGGCGTTGGTGAGGGTGACCGGCAGCCATCATCACTTTAAACATACCGTGAAGAAGGGGCTTGTGACGGTTCCTCACCCAAAGAAGGACCTTCCGATCGGGACGGTTAAGAGCATCCTGAAAACCGCCGGTCTTCAGTGA